TGATTGGCGTGTCGGCATCATGCGGCTTGACGCGCGGCAGGGTGGGCGTCGATGAGAGTTGTTCCGCCGATCACAGTGGACTTAGCGGCGTGGGCGGAAAACCTGCGCCGTTATCTTGGCAGGGCTCTCAACCAGCTTGACGCCAAGGATGCGTCCGTGTCGGCGGCGGAGGATGGCGTTTTGCTGTGGGACCGGATTAACGGCTACCCAGTGGTATCGAAGAACGGAGAGTGGCGGCAGGTTGTGCTGGCCAACGGCGTGGCTCACCTTGAGATTACGTCCGACGTAACCGCAGCATCATCCAACACAGCCTACCCGCTGACGTTTTCAATCATGGCTGGCAGCGTTGGCGTTACGCTCGGCACTCCAGCGTCCCGCGTTGTTTTCACTGAAGGTGGCGCGTACACACTGAGCTTTACGGCTCAAACGCATTCGTCGTCTAGCTCCACGGTCAACTTTTGGTTTTGGCCACGGTTAAACGGAGTGGATATTGTTGATAGTGCAATGCAAAACACCCTGCACCAGAGCAACGCGACAATGATTATATCTCGCACTCAAATTTTTAATGTGAACGCTGGTGATTACCTTGAAGCGTATTGGGCTACAGACGGGACGCAGGGCAGCTTGCAGCACCACGCGGCCAACGCATTTGCGCCAGCTACTCCTGCGGCTACGCTTGCCATATCTAGGGTGAACGCATGACCAGTGAAAACGTCATAAAAGTCAGCTTCGAGCCGCAGCAAGATCCCAAGGTGGAAATGTTTGCCGTTCTGCCCGAGAACCTGCCGGCGGTGATCGACGACGCGCGGCGCTTCATAGCGATGTCCACTGCGCGCCAGGACAATGTAAACGCCGATCACATCATCCAAGACCTTTACGACGGCATGTCACTGCTGTGGATGGTTTACGTTGACGGGGTGCCAATGGCGTCCGTCGTGACCTGCATTTTGCACCACCCGCTGCGCCGCAATATGAAGATTGAGTGGATGGGCGGAGAGGACATGCACCTCTGGGCCGGAGAGGCATTGGCCACTTTGACAAAAATAGCGAAAGAAGCTAAAATGGACGCGATTGAGACTGACGGTCGCAAGGGGTTTGCGAAATACGCAGAGGCGGCTTCATTCCGAGAAACGCGTAGGCATTATGAGATGGAGCTGAGCTGATGGGTTCGACCACGACAAAAGAAACCAAGCTGCCGCAGTGGCAGGAAGACTTCATCCGCGAGCAGATCCTGCCGCGCGGCATTGACATCGCCGAAACGGAATACACCCCATACGAAGGCGAGCTGATCGCCGGAATGACGCCGCTGCAAGAGCAGGCGATGTCCGGTTTCGGCAGCTTGAACACGGGCGGCCAAACTTACGAGCAAGCGATTGGCGTTCAGCGGGAGCTTTCCGGCTTCGCGCCCACAGCTATGGGCGCAGCATCCGCTGGGCCGGCAGCTACATACGGCGGGGCAACCGTTGCGGAGACTGACGCATACGGCGGGGCAACGATCAGCCCGATAGAGCGCGCACGAGCTGCACAGCTTGGAGAAGTTGAGCGTATGCAGGGCGTCGGCGCTGTTCGGTCTGCGCGAGCTCCTGGGCAAATTGGCGTTGACACGCTGGCGAGGACCAGCCTCGACCCGTATTTGTCGCCTTACACTCAGAACGTGATCGAGCTTGGACAGCAGGACATCGAGCGCCAACGCCAGATGGCGTCAAATACGCTCGGCGCGCAGGCACAAGCCGCCGGCGCCTTCGGCGGATCGCGTCAGGCCGTGCAGGAAGGCGTACTCGCCGGCGAGGCTCTGCGCCAGGCGGGCGCCCTGTCCGCCCAGCAACGTCAACAAGCATTTACGCAGGCTCTGCAATCCGGTCAGTTCGACATTGGCAACGTGCAGCAGGCTCGCGCACTGTCGTCAGGCCAGCAGATGACAGCCGAGACACTTGGCCAACAGGCTCGCGAGGCGGGTGCGGCTCGCGATCAGGCGGCCCGCGCCGGCAACATGGCGGCGGCAAACCAGTTCGCGGCGCAGCAGGCGCAGCTTGAGCAGCAAGCGACACTGGCAAACGCAGCGGCGGCTAACGCAAGGGCGCAGCAACAGGCGCAGCTTACTCAACAGGCAGGCTTAGCCGCCGCCGCTCAAGCCGCAGCCCGCGCATCACAGCAAGCCGGACTAACGCAAGCCTCTGGCTTGTCAAATCAGGCGGCTCTCAACCAGGCGATGCAAGCAGAAGCGGCACGCCAGCAGGCTGCCAACGCAGCCAACTACCAGGGGCAATTCCAGGCTGCCGGCATCCAAGGCGGAGCCGCCAACGCAATGGCCGGCTTGGCCGGGCAGCAGCTGCAATCGGAGCTCGCTGGCCTCGGCGCGCAAATGTCTGCCGGAGAGCAGGCCCGCGCCCTGGAGCAGGCTCAGCTGCAAGCTAATTACGCAATGTTCCAAGAGCAGCAAGCCTACCCGCTCACGCAGCTTAACGCGGTCATGGCGGCGGGTTCCGGCATTCCGGCGGGGCTTGGGACTGTTAGTACGCGCGATCCGTTTGGCGGGTTGACGGCGGTTGGCAACCTTCTTGGCGGCGCTGGTTCAGGGCTTCAGGGTTACAGGGCGATGTGGCCAGCAAGGTGAAGCGCAGTGAGATATATAAACTGATTGGACGATAGACATGGCAAGACTATTCACGCAGGAAGACATCGACAGGCTGATAGCCATGAACAAGGACGTGACCGGCGTTAAGGTGGGCACATTGATGCTGCCTAATGAGCTCGAGGACTTGGGGTACGGGTCAGCGGCGGAAGATCCGGCGCCGGAACCTATTACCGATCCAGTCGTCGAGGCTGCGCCTGTTGCTACGTCCGTTACTACGCCTTTCGCTGCACAGGATACAAGCGGCGCGGCGACACTCCAGCAGCTTCTGGCCGCGCAGGTTGCTCCAGCCACTCCGACAGATCCATACGCAAACCTAAGCAAAAATCAGCGCCAGATGTTGGCGTTTTCCGCGCTATCTGACGCAGGCGCGGCTCTGGCGGGTCGGCAGGGCGGAAACTTCAACGCCATGATGAGCCGCTTCAACGAGCAGGCCGACATGCAGCGCAAGGCTGAGGCGGCGCAGGCTCAGCAGCAGATGCTACAGGGGTTTATTGGCACCAGCGGGGCGGGTCAAGATCCGCAGGCACGCATCCAGCAGCTTCTCAACATGGCGATGGTGAACCCGAGCATGGCGCCGGCGATTGCGTTGCAGGTTAAACAGATACAGGATCAACTGAAGGCAACCGAAGCTGAGGTCGGCAAAGTCACCACCGCAACAGGTCAGATAGACTTGATCCAAGAGATGAAGGATAAAGTCAACTATTTAACAACTGGCCCGATTGGGATGATTGCTGCAATGGCGCCGTGGAGCGACGCGTTTGCTTTGCGAAATATGGGCGTGACGCTTGAAAGTAACCTGGCTTTCAGCACCCTAGTTGAGCTTAAAGATCAAGGCGGCACCCTTGGCGCCGTGTCGGAGCAAGAATTAAATTTGCTCAAGGCGGAAATCGCTAAATTCAACGCTGACATGAAGCCAGGAGATGTAGTTAGGCAGCTTGAAGCGGTTGATAAAGAGTATAGGCGAATTATCCGGCGGGCTTTTGAAACGTCTCCAGACGCTGACAAACTTGCGGCTGCAATTGGCGGTCGCCCCGCTTGGCTGGATGCACCAGACCCAGCTGGAACCAGGACTGATGCGGAACTAGACGCGATCTACGGGGGATAACTAAGTGGCAGAAGCAAAAACATACGAGCAGCTCATGGAAATGACGCGGAAAGCTGATGCTGCCGGGGATACAGATGCGGCTCAGAGGTTTTATACTCGCGCGCAGGCGGTGAAGGGGACCGCTCCTGTCCCGGCTGGCCTAGAAATCGTTGAGCAGTACAAGGGTGGAGGTCGCGTAACTCGCGACGCCGACGGTAACCTTTCTTATCGCGACAGCGGCGTGGTGATTAGCGGTGACAACGCAAAAGTCAGGGAGATCATGAAGCGCAAGGGCGACATTGGCGCGGTGCTTCCGCAGGAATTTTCGCAAGATATTGCAGATCAAGCGGGAGCCGCTGGGCGCGCTGCCAGCGTGATTAAAGGGGCTCCATTTGTTGGCTCCTACGCCGACGAAGCTGTCGGCATGTTTAGTCCCGAAGCGGCTCGGGCCATGCGGATGGCCCAAGGGGCGCAGGAGACCTTAAACCCAACGCGCACTGCTATTGAGCGCGGGGCGTTCGGTCTGGCAACGGCGATCCCTATGGCTCTGGCAGCGCCGGCAATTTCCCTTGCCCCTCTGGGTACATCCATCGGATCAAGGTTAGTCGCCGGAGCGGGGGCCGGTGCGCTAGGCGGAGCTCTGGAAGGCGCCATATATGGCGCCGGAGAGGGGCGGACCTTAGAGGAAAGAGGCGCCTCAGCAATGTCAGGTGGCCAAACTGGCGCGGCCTTTGGCGCAGGTCTGGGTGTTGCCGGGCCGGCGTTGGGCGGAATTTTGGGAAGCGCCGCGGGTCGCCAAATTGCGGCCCCAGCGCAAGAGACGGCACGGCAAATAGGCGTCAAAGGCCAAGCGCTTGACTTGCTCAGTAAGGCGGCGCAAATGGATGCGCCTGTGGCGGGTCCAGCAATGGCACGCGCAGGCCAATACGCGTCACTGGGGCAGATGGGTCCGGCGACCCAGAACCTGCTAGACTTGGCCGCGTCATCCACGAGTGAGGGCGCCGCGATTGCTAGAGCGAACATTGACGAGGTTGCCGGAGAAGCTGGCGAGCAAATGTCTCGCCTTCTGGACACTTCATTCGGCGGACCGCAGGCTGCACAGCAAGTCGAGGACGTCTTGATGGAGACAACTGCACCTCTGCGCAAAGAGGTGTACGACAAGGCGTATGCAAGTGTCATCGACTACTCAGATCCAGCGGCAGCAAAGCTGGAAGAGTTGATGACCCGCGTAGATCGGCCGATCATAGAGGCCGCAGAAAGAATTATGCGCCGCGAGGGTCAGCCGTCGTCTCAAATACTCGCTGAGTTCGATGCGGCTGGCAATGTCATTGGCTACAACACGCTGCCAGATGTGCGCCAGATCGACTACATCACGCGAGCGCTTCACAACGTGAGCCCGACAGCCGGCCAAGAGGACAAGAACACATCTCGCGCACTGGCGTCCCAGATCCGCGGCGCACTGGACGAGCTGGTCGGTGACTACAAAATTGCCCGTGAAACCGCCGGAGACGTTATCAGCGTGCGCGACGCGCTATCAATTGGATCTGAGGCGTTGACCAATAAGATGACACGCTATGACGTCAGAAAGGCGTTGAGCGGCATGACAGGGCCAGAGCTAAGCGCGGTTAAGCAGGGCGTGCGCAGCTACATCGACGAGATCATGGCAAACGCGAAGGCGTCTCTGACAGATCCAAATCAGGACGCCCGTGAAACGGCGCGTCCACTCAAGGACATGCTCTCGCGCGCAGGCCGTGAGAAACTTGAAACGATACTGGGGGACCAGTCAAAAGAGTTCCTGCGGCAGATGAACGAGATATATTCGGTGATCTCGATGCGCGCCGGTGTCGCGCAAAACACCAAAACGGCAATTCGCCGCATGGCTCAGGACGCGGCGGAGGATGTAATCCAGCCAACTCTTGGCCAGTTGGCTGGGGAGCGCGGTGTGGTCACCGGTTCGCTAGAAGCGCTGCGGCGTCAGGCGACCCAGACGCCGTCTAAGCAAGAGGCGTTCCAAGCGCTAATGGGTGAGATCGCGCAGCCTCTGACACGCCAGAAAGACCTGACAACGCTTTTGCGTGAGATGTCTGGCTTGCAGCAAGCGGCCCCGCAACTTGAGCGAGGCCGTCGAGCATATGAGACCGGAAAAGCGGCCGGCACGTTTGGCGCAGTCACGCTGACACCAGCAATGCAGACCCTCTTGGGCCAGAGATAACCGCTACTTCTTGGCAGCTTTTTTGGGCGCAGTCTTATCGGGCTGCGCCTTCAACGTGTCCGCCGCCAGCTGGTGCAGCTGAGCCGACTGCTCCTGTATGATCGTGGCCGCCTGTTCGCAGAATTTGAACAGCGCCATGATGTTTGTCACGCGGTGCGGATTGTTGAGATTGCGCACCAGTTCTTTCGTTTGGTCGTCGAGCATGTGATCCTCCATGAATGTCACTCTGGCACCCTATAACATTTTTTTCGCTTTGTGAACATTTTGTGCTTGCAAGGGGTGCGCTGTTAACATTAGGTTAGCTGCATACATAAACATGAGGGAAACACGGATATGATGCCAACGAAGCAAGACTGGGCGATCCTCGCCATCTGGACGTCGCTCTGCGGGCTGTTGATCGCCTGCACAGTAACCGCTAATATTTCAGACGAAACAATGCGCCCGAAGGCGCGTCCAACACACTGGGAGACCACACATGGCTAAAGCATACTCACGCTCCGACATCCTCGACATGGCGAGCGAATGTATCACGAAAGACCGCGCGGCGACGCACGGCGACATGGAAGAAAACTTCTCAACAATTGCGGCGTACTGGGGCATCCACCTGGGGGTCGAAATAACCGCCGCAGATTGCGCGATCATGTGCGCGCAGATAAAAATTGCTCGCCTTAAAAGTAACGCCGCCCACGCCGACAACTGGGTGGACCTGGTCGGATACGCTGCCTGCGGCGGTGAGCTGGCCGCTGAGCGCCCGGAGGGCGCGACATGAGCCTGGTCCTGGACAGCATCCTACCGAAGCTCATAGCGTGCGCTGAGTGCCACGGAGAGGGCACCGTGGAGCAGGGGTTCGCATACCCGCACAACGCAGGCCGAGACATCGGCGAAATCATCATGGAGACCGTGTCATGCCCCGAGTGCGGCGGCATGGGCGAGATCCCGCCATTCGACGAAGAGGAGGAAGACGAATGAAATACGATCCAGATGCACTTACCCGCCACGTTCTTGATTGCGCACAGCAAGGCATGTCTCAGATTGAGACCGCAGAATTGCTGCGGGTATCGCCGTCAACAATACATCGCATTTGTTCGGCTGCGAACATAAAACTTGAAAGGAAGAAACGTGAATACGGACCAAACTCAGATTATTATAAAAAGGCTAGAGCGGATCAACAGCATAATGCTGACGGAGGCGAAGACGGCGATGAGGCCAAACTTGAAGCAGCGGCTGGAAGAGCAGCAAGCGCTGCTCGACGTGCTAAAGCGCGAGATGCAAAAGACGCAGCCGAGCGACTGAGGCTCAAGCTGGAGGGCGTGACCGATAAGCATGAGCGCTTTGAGATCACATACGGCCACTGCCTGTGGGAGTTCGAAACGCTCATGTATCGCCAGCGCAAACGTGAGGCTCTACCATCTGGCCCGCGCAGGCCGACCACAATGGCCCCGTCCATGATTAAGGCAGCTGAGGCCAGCAAACAGCACAGCATCGAACAAGGCAAGCGTCTGTTTTCTTTGATCCTGTATGACCAGCGTGTGACGGCAGCAGAGGCCGCTGTGTTGCTGGGAGACAGTGTGCCGCGCACGTCAAGCTATCTCAAGAAAATGTGGGAGGCCAACAAGGTCTACCGCGTGCGAGACTTTGTTGAAGTGCCGGGCTATACCAAGCGGCAATGGCGCTGGGTGTTTAGCAAGCAACCCATTCAGCCGTTGAATAACTGCTTTGAGGATGATGAGTGATGGATGATAAAGAAGTCGAGCGCATGATAAGCGCAGCAGGTCTGATAGGGGCGTTCATCGGCTTCTTCAGCGGCTCTGTCTTAATGGCGCTGATATTTACTATATTCTAGTAATCGTGTGGGTGGCCGTTGATTTGAATGCTGTCACATTTGTAGCAACGTCATCCTAGGCTAAACAACCACCGTCGCACTACCGCAGCGGTCGATTTTAC